TGAGCAGCGACGTTGTTGAAAAACTTGATAATCACAGACGTGTGGGGATTATCCTTCGAAAAGTCGGATTTGGCATTACCAATATCATCCATGAAAACTCCTAAAATATCCGAAGTCCACGTAGATTGGTATTTGTCAAACATATCCATGGTCAAGATCCGAGAATCATCGACCACGTTACCGTCACTCATGAAGTCCATCGCTGCCAAAGCTTGATGCATTGTCAGTTTACCTAAAGTAGTTTTACCTACTGAGGTTGGACCATGAATTGAAAATCCTAGGGGCAAAACCCTAATATCCGTGTTTTTGCGCTTTGCGGCTAATTTTTCTGAGATATTCATAAGTTCAGAATATCTTTTTTGTAGCCAAAGTGAAGTTGGACCTTCATTCTTAGCGCTCTTCATCACACACGTTTGTTTCAACACAGCATTGAGCTTGTTCTCAAAAGAACCAAGATCATCAACGTTGCCAGCGACAGCGGCATCGGCCTTAGCCAATACCCAGTCGCAGTCTTCATTGTATTGCTGTACTTTAACATCCGAGTACAAAATCGGAGCGAGAGAACGCGTTTCAAAACAACGCCATCCAACTTCGCTCATCCAAACAAAAGTTTTTACAAGAGCGTCAATAACATCTACAGCGGCCAATTGTTCCTTGGCCGCTTCCACAGAAATGAGTTTGAGTCCAAGAGGACTCCACTCAATTTTCTTCGTGGTACAAACTGTTAATGACATCGCAGCAGACATCAGATAGGATACCTTCTTAAAGATAGTGTTCGTCTTAAAGAGGTCCCATTTGTTCATAATGTCTCTGCCACTCCACTCAGAACCTTGCGGTTCAACATCATCAGTGCCACACGTTGCCGTGAGTTCATTGATAATTCTGTAGAGTTCCATAACAATACTTTTGTTTTTCGTGTACATCTTCGCATAAGATGCAATAGCCATGAAAAAATCCATAAATGATTGAGCTTTACCAAGATGGTAGCCCAAAATTACAAGATTTTCCAAATGACCAATCCATTCATCGATTTGGTCATTTTGATCGATATCCTCGATCAAAGACTTTGCATCTCCAACAGAACCTAATAATTCAGACAATTCTTCATTGTCTTTGTCAAAAGGTTCTGCATCCGTAGCTGCACGTGCCATTGCATTTCGCGCTGCAATGGACTCTGAAGTAACAGAGGGAAGACTCTGTTCTTCATCAGAAGGAATTTCTTCACTATGAGGCTTAACCTCCTGTCGTGAAATTTGCTTTTTCATTCGTTCATTATGTTTGCGTAGTTTTTGTCGCAGTGCAAACCGACGCTGTTCTCGAACGTTTTTCCTTCCTTTTTTATGCGTTTCATATAATTGACGGTTCATTTCTTTTGGAGATAAATCTTCAAAAGTATAAAAACCGTCGCCATCGCGATCTTCCTCTGCGATAGCATGTTGCTTCTCCAATAAATTGATCTTCTCCGCAAATCGAACTGCTGGAGTGGAACGCTCAATACAACAAAAGTCGTATTCAGCTTCGTCATCAAATACATTGCACATACGTGCAAACTCAGACAATTCTTGTTCAATTGTCAAAGCTCGAGCTTCCTGCTCTTCCTGTTTTCTGTTGTCAGGCACAACATGAGATGGGGGCATTGACTGCGAGTCCCCCGTACTCCAAGATTGGTTCTTAGAAGCGAGAATTTATCCTATACTAGGACTCCAAAGGCTGCAAACCTAAGGACATTTGCCAATACTAAAACCCGTGTTATTCACACTTTAGGTTGGTTTCAATTGGATTATAACCTGTTGAACAATGTCAAACAAATCGCCATACATTCAAATACAATTCCTGTATCATCAAAATAGATTACTGAATTATAAATCTTTTCCTAACTAATAAGTGATAACAAGAAAGCGTGTCGAGTACTCTAGTCTCACACACACACTTAAACTAAATTGCAAAAGCAATAAAGCCTTGTTTTTCTTATCTTGAAAGTTTCATCATAATCGTTCTTTCTAATCTCAGAATAAACTGTTATTCGAATCCTATATATTGATTCTAAATTGATCCTTCATACTCTCCTCCAGGAGAGCGCCTAAATAATACCGTGTAAAATCTCGTTGCACACGGTGTACAACTCACACTAAATTTACGCTTACTATAAAAGTAAGTACTTAGTAAATATTAGCGAATTTTATTCTCTTTATTGAGTCCTCTAAATCGAGATTTTGAATATTTTTTACCCATAATGGGAGGTGTATTCTACACCCGAAAATAATTAATAATGTCGTCACACACACAAGCGTCTCCATAGAGACGACAATGTCTGTGTCCCTGAACACAATTAAACTGGACTAGTCATACGTCTATAAA